ATGCCAAAACAAGTAATTTCGCTTACAGACAGCAAAATCAAAGCATTTCTCCGTGATATAAAAAGTAATAATCCCAATGGGTTACAGAAGGATATTCGGCTAAGTGACGGTGCAGGTCTGAATCTTCTAATTCGAAAAAACGGTACTGTCATGTGGCGTTTTGATTACACCCGCCCAGTTTCTAAAAAAAGAAATACGATGACTGTCGGAAATTATCCAGCAATGTCACTGGCCAAAGCACGTGAATATCGGGATCAGTTCAGGGCGTTACTGGCTGAAGGAAAAGATCCTCAGGTAGAAAAGCAGGGTGTTGAGGAAAAAGAGAGATTAAAACAACAGGCAACTTTTAAATCTGTTGCTGAGCTATATAAAAGTAAACAGCGTCTGGCCGAAGCTACTGTAAAGAGAAATGACGGTATATTTGAAAAACTTTATCGAGATGTTGGCAATATGCCTATTTCAGATATTACTCCACGGGATCTGGCCAAAGTAATTGAGAAAGATGAGAACAAGGGGCATATTGAATCTGCAATGCGGATCAGATCTAAAGCCTCTCAGGTTTTTCGCTTTGCAGTGAAAATGGGTCTGTGTGAGCGTGATGTTGCTCAAGATCTGGCAGGTACCATTACCCAAAGAGAAAAAAATCACTATTCAGCATTAACAGATCCCTTTGATTTTGCGTGCTTACTTTTTGATATAGATCATTATGAATCACAACTGGTCCACGTAAAGCTTGCATTGCAACTGGCACCATTAGTATTTGTCCGCATTGGCGAACTACGCAATGCCAAGTGGTCTGATATTAATTTTGAGACGGCTACCTGGTCTTATACTCCGTCAAAAACATCTGCGAAAACTGGACTGGACCATATTGTTCCTTTATCTACACAGGCTATAGCAATTCTAAAAGAAGCTCTTAATTTTACGAATAATTCAGACTTTGTTTTTCCTTCACGCTCTGATAAGCATCGGCCGATTTCTGACATGTCTATTAATATGGCATTGCGCCGTATGGGATATGGTAAAGAGGATATGACTGGCCACGGCTTTAGAGCAATTGCACGTACCTTATTGGATGAAGTTCTGGAATTTCCACTGGATATTATTGAACAGCAGCTTGCGCACCAAGTACGTGACATGCACGGTAGGGCATATAACCGGACTAAGCACTTAGATAAAAGACGTGTGATGATGCAAAGATGGTCAGATTATTGCGATGAACTTAAAGCTCAATTTATTGCATCAAGAGACAAAAAGTTTACGGAAATAAAGCCCTCATGATGCGAGGGCTTGTTTCTTATTAAAGAATGTATAAATAGTGGACTTCCACCAGCGTTTATAGCCACTTTCACTTACCCAATCCGGCTCGGGAAAGCTCCCATCTTCAACCATTTTAATAATAGAAGCCCTGGTTATTCCAGTCATCTTTGCTACTTCACTTGTTTTTAAAAGACGATCTTCATCAGCATGAAAAGCCCTTTTAATCTCTTGCATTTCATTAAAAATGGCTTCGAGTAAGTTATTTTCAGATTCAGTTCGCATTATGACACCTCCTTTACCTTAGCTTGATTTAACTTCTCCATGTGGCCTCCTTAAATTTTGCATTAGTCAGCAGTGCTTCAATTTCAAACAGGCCTACATTTGTAAAGATATGATCCATCTTGCAGCCAAA